CATCACCCCTCTCCTCCCCTTCTACACCCGAGCCATCACCCTCCTCCCCTTCTACACCCGAGCCATCACCCCTCTCCTCCCCTTCTACACCCGAGCCATCACCCTCCTCCCCACCCTCCAGTGGGGGGTCAGGAGGGGCACCCCCCTCTTGTTTAGCTTTAATCTCCTCTTTCGCATTTTCTTTCGCATCTGGCACGCCCGTCTTTATTGCATCCTTGGCCACCGTTATATTTTCACTTTTCATAAATTCTTTAAAGGTTTTCAATTGCGATATATATTCCACGAGTATTTTCCTGAAAATACTATGTTTTTTCGCAATGCGAGTTGCATCAATAATTGTATCAACTATAGGTTTTACCGCATCATAATTAACACCCGCTTTTAATTTTTTCGCATCATCTGTTCCATCTGCGTTAGCTTCCGCAGCCGCAGCATCAAATTTAATTGGCGTTTTATCGCTTTTCATTAGCCCCTCCCCCAAATAAAGTATCAGGTCCGGCAAAAAATCAGCATCCGCATTTACGAATTTTTTAATATTATCCTTATTGGCCAATATCCCTTTTTGTACCAATTCACCTTTTGCGGCTTTGTCTTCCAAGTCTTTGGTTTCTATCACATCTTTCGCCCCAGGTAAAGCAATAATATTTGCTAAGAATTTCTTCCACTTTTTCACTAGTTTCATTGCCACATCTTCCTCTGATGCTGGCGCAGATTTTCCGTCTGGTCCAGCTGGCCCCCCTGGTGGTTTATCGGCATCCGTATTCAGGGCACTATTAAATTTCGGTCCTCCTATAAATTTAGGTTTAGAATTACTAGTACCCATCTTATATTTATATATATTTATACATTTATATTGTAAAAAAATTGAAAAGGAATACTAAAAAAAGTATTTTACAAAACATACAGAATGAAGGTCCTCGTCTTTGATACCGAAACCACTGGTTTACCTGTCGACCAAAACGCGCCCTTAACGGATTCAGCTAAATGGCCGTATATTGTCCAGCTGAGTTTTATGGTCTTTGATACGCAAACCCGCGAGATACTCGATTATACCGATAACATCATTCAGCTCGACCCATCGATTCTTATCACGCCCCAAAGTATTGCTATCCACCAAATCACGCCGCAGCGCTGCCAAAGCGAAGGTATTCCCATTCAGCAAGCGTTGGCCCATTTGGCCGAGACAATGTCTGAAGCCGATGTGATTGTTGCTCACAATATCATCTTTGATAAGCGGATGCTGATGGTCGAATTGCACCGCAATAAAATGAAAAACTGTTTATATAAAAATGGCATAGCTATCCCCGAATACTGTACGATGAAACGTACGATTGAACTGTGTAAGCTGCCGGCCCTCAACAAGAAAACCGGGGAAATCTATAATAAATATCCGACGCTGGCCGAGCTTCATAACCATTTATTCCAAGTAAAACCGCGCGTGACGCATAATGCGATTGCCGATGTGATGATTTGCTTGCGCTGCTATGTCATGCTGAATTATGCGTATGATATGGTGAATGATAACGAAGTGAAATTAGTTTTCAGGTCGTTGTATACGAGTTACTGCGGAAGGGGGGACACCCCCCTGACCCCCCGGAGCTAGGGTTGGTGCTTGGGGGAGTGCTTGGGGGAGTGCTTGGGTGGGTGGGTGCTTGGGGGGGTGCTTGGGTGGGTGGGTGATTGGGTGCTTGGTGGGTGCTTGGGTGCTTGGTGGGTGCTTGGGTGGGTGCTTGGGGTGGTGCTTTGAAATATGTATTTTTTCTTCACAATAGAATCTACCTAGCTCTCCACCCTAGCTCTCCACCCTAGCTCTCCACCCTAGCTCTCCACCCTAGCTCTCCACCCTAGCTCTCCACCCAAGCTCTCCACCCTAGCTCTCCACCCAAGCTCTCCCCCAAGCACCCACCCTAACGACCGGGGGTTCTAGGGGGTGGAACCCCCTACTAAGAGGAGCACATCAAACAATCTTCTTTATCCGTGTGTTGCTCGGGCGGCCGGATGGTAAATTGCTGCGCCTGGTGCTTCGCTTTCCGCCGTAAATAATAAATGCCCGTTTTCAAGCCAGCCTGCCACGCGTGGAAATGTAGGGCCGTCAAAGCTTTATAGTCCGGGTCTTCCACCCAAAGATTCAAGCTTTGCGACTGACAAATATAAGGCCCTCGGTCCGCCGCCATATCAATCAAATGTTTCATGGGGATTTCCCACACGGTCTTGTATTTTTCTTTCAAGTGCGCCGACACGCCCGTCAATTGCTGGATACTGCCTTTATTCAAGATAATATTGTCTTTCAAGGCTTCATTCCATAAACCTAACTCGATTAATTCCGCGAGTAAGTATTTATTCGGCAAGACAAATTCACCCGCGTTCGTCCGCCGGGAATACAGATTGCTCGTAAAAGGTTCAAAGCATTCATTGTTGCCAAGAATTTGCGAGGTGGATGCGGTTGGCATCGGTGCCACGAGTAAGGAGTTGCGCAGCCCATACTGCTGAATGTCTGCTTTTAAAGCAGACCAATCATAGCGTCCGCTCGTTGGCGTCGTGCCCCACATATCAAACTGCAGTTGGCCTTTGCTGGCCGGACTGCCGATAAAAGAACTGTACGCTCCGGCCAAATCCCCTTCTAAACTATGCATTTCGGCAGGAATCGGCAAGAGTTCATTGACCCAAGCATCGTCTGCCACACCGGCAATATACTCTCGAGACACCCAATCCACTTTCGCAAACTTGTCTAAATGCGGCACATCGACCTTTTGAAAGATATGTTGGTGATAACGTGTCATGATATGCATTTTCCCCGCGCGTTCTTTGGCGATTTCCATTGAACTTTCCAAGGCCGCGTGATAAATCGTCTCAAAAATCAATTTATTAATCTCTCGCGCCTGCTCGCTCGTAAAGGCCACATCCATCAAAGCAAAGACATCCGCCAACCCTTGCACCCCTATCCCGATGGGCCGATGTAGTAAATTGCTGATACGGGTCTTGTCGGTTGGATAGAAATTCACATCAATAATGCGGTTGAGATTGTACGCGACCACTTTTACAACGGCATGGAGTTTGGTGTAATCAAAGGTTTTGTCCGCGACAAATTTCGCTAAACCAATACTCGCCAGATTACACACCGCGGTTTGCTCGTGGTCGCTGTATTCGATAATTTCTGTACACTGCGAGGTAATTATCCCATTAAAAATTCCCGCGTGTTTTTTGGGTTCATTAAAACAATAGGTATCCGCAATACGCCCACTCTTGGTAATTTTTTTGATAGAAACATTTATAATCTCTCTTTCATCCGTTTCTTCACGGCGTATTCTTATATTTTCAATTTTTGTATATTTAAGCAAAGGTTTGAATCCCAATTTAACTAAGGCACTGACCGAAATATTTAAAGTGTTGTGTTTATGTAGTATGGCATTTATACCACACGTTTGAAGCATTAATTTTATGGCAAACAAATAATCTCGGCTGTCGTTATGTGTTATGTAAGTGTTTTCTTCCAGTATAATCTTATTATTTAAATTATATAAATCCGAATTATAATAATGAGATAACCATTCCATTTTCGTTTTCAGGTTAGCATTGATTGGCACAATTTGGAGAGAAAAAGGATAAGGTTGCGTGCCTTCAATCACGGGATAAGCACATTGAATTAGTGTATCTTTTTCCTTTAACTGTTGTGCTTCAACGGTTGTCCCGTCTTGCAAATAAAACTTGTGATAAGGCGTGCAGTCTAAAGTACAACCGTCGCTCGTTTCGATTGTCATTAATTCTTGGTCTGTGCCCGTTTTGTGAACAATCGTCTCGCTAAATTCTTCACCATTCCACACTCGGACCGTTTTGCCGTTTAAATCTTTAATTTCAAAATAACCTTCATCGGTCAGAATTTGCGTCTCGGGTGCGACGCATAAATTGGAAGACTTTATCGTGCCCAGATTCTGCTGGTTGCTTTTTTGATTGGCTGGGTCCTTGTAAAGCAGATAAGGCGTGCCGGTTTCCATCTGACTGTCGAGAATCTTCAACCACAGTGTGCGCGCCGGTAGAAGCTTATTGGCTTTGCCTTCTGCTTGATATCGGGCGTAAAGCGCATTAAATTCGGCGCCATAACAATCCGCCAAGCCAGGGCATTTGTGAGGGCAAAAGAGCGCCCATTCTTCATCTTTCTTGACCTTTTCCATGAAGAGGTCGGGTATCCAGAGCCCGTAAAACAAATCGCGCGCCCGCATTTCTTCATCGCCATGGTTTTTTTTCATGTCGAGAAAAACTTCAATATCGGCATGCCACGGTTCCAAATAGATGGCAAAACTGCCGCTCCGCCGCCCCCCGCCTTGGTCGATATAGCGCGCCGTCGTATTAAAGACCCGCAGCATGGGCACCAACCCATTACTCACACCATTGGTGCCGTTGATAAGCGTCCCCGCTGCTCGCACATTGTGGACATGGAGGCCAATGCCACCCGCCCATTTGGAGATTTTCGCACAATCTTTTAAAGTGTTGTAAATTCCGTCGACACTATCGTCTTCCATGCCCAGGAGATAGCATGAACTTAATTGGGGGTGATTGGTGCCGGCATTAAAAAGGGTCGGGGTTGCGTGGGTAAAATATTTTTGTGAGAGCAAGTCATAGGTTTCTGCCACGCGTGGCAGGTCCGCACCGTGAATGCCGACTGCGACGCGGAGCCACATGTGTTGCGGCCGCTCAATGATTTTTTTGCCGATTTTCATCAAATAGGCCCGCTCCAAGGTTTTAAACCCGAAATAATCGAAAAGATAATCGCGCGAATAATCTAAAATCGATTGAAAAAAAGCCGCGTGTCTTTCACTGATTTCCCAGACATTTTTGTGAATGAGGGGTGCGTGGACACCGTGGACATCTTTGAAATGATAGAGTTGGTTCATGGTTATCTCAAAACTGGCTGAGGTATTTTTGTGGTTATTGGAGACAATAATGCGGCTGGCTAGAGTGCCGTAATCGGGATGTTTAGTCGTTAAGGCGGCACATTGCTCGGCGGTCAATTCATCAATAACGTAGGTAGGCATGTTGTTATAGAGCTGGTCTACGACCTTCATGACCAGTTGGCTGTAATTAACATTGAGTTTACTCTCGTTCGTGCCAAAGGCTGGGTTCGTGCCAAAGGCTGGGTTCGTGCCAAAGGCTGGGTTCGCACCCAATGCTTTGACTCTTTTCAAAATCTTGTCAAAGGATACCACTTCTTTTGTGCCGTCTCTCTTTATGACATAAAGCTCTTCATCGTTTTCTGCTACGCTTGCTGCCGCTACGCTTGCTCCCACTACGCTTGCTCCCACTACGCTTGCTCCCACTACGCTTGCTCCCACTACGCTTGCTCCCACTACGCTTGCTCCCACTACGCTTGCCATTATTAAGTAAATAATGGCAAAAGTTTATATTGTTATCATAATATATATGCAAGCTATCTTTAAAAATACTTTCTGTATTATAATTATCGTGCTTGTTATTTATCTTATTTGGTTGGCATTACAGCCTAAAAAAACCAAACCCCTTTACATGAAACAATTTCCGCCACCCCTAAAAGGCAACGCGGCCGCCAACCTGAACGCGGATGCCAATGAGCAACGTTCCCAACACTCTCCTGCGGTTGTCGATAGGTTGCCTTTAGTCGAGGAAAATCCATTAATTCTCCCCGCCAATGAAATTGCGCAAATGAACTATAAAGACGTCACTGTCAAAGTCGAAAAAGAGCTCTATACGCACGACGCGCCGCTTTTTACGGGAGGCCCGACAAATTTAGTGCCCTTGGATATAAATGATTCTGTCCATCGCCGCATTAATTTTTACTAAGCTTTATTATGCTTCGCTTTTATCATGCTGCGCCGCCCATAAAAAATAGGCACCACAAAGAAAAAGCATCGCCGCCGTCCAATATTTTAATACCCGACTGCTGTATTCTTTATTAATGCCTGCGCCATATTTGGCTGCCAGAAAGTAAGAAATACAGAGTATAACGGCGACGGGTATATCGATTTTCTTACGTTTATAATAATCGATAACTGCCAAGAGCGAGAGCGGCGGTAAGATGGATAATAAAATTGTTCCCACTGCCATTTTATAATCGGGTACAACATTTAAGAGCATTATAGCAGGCAACATCATAAAAGACCCGTTTATACCTAAGGCGCCGCCAATAATTCCGGCGACAGTGCCAACCACCACGGTTAAAAAAAGCCGCAATAGATTCATTCTATACATTATCATTATAGAATATCAATATTTATAAAACACTGCGCTTTCATCGGTATATCCTCTCCATTTGTATATAATTTTTTGACTTTTATGCCGGCCTTCTTGGGTTCGCGATGACTATAGCCACCTTTTTTTTCTTGCTCAATCGTTGCCCAGATGGCTTTTAAAGCTGGCGCAACGGCTGCGAACCAGAACTTATTGCGCAACACCAACACGCAGCTGATTTGGTCTAATTTCCAGTAGATGTTTTTAATCCAATTCAAGGTCGGGTTTTTTTCCATCATGGTCTCCTGCCAAAGCTCGGCCTCCGCTGCGTGTAGCGGAGCATATTCATAGACCGGTTTGCCCGTATTCGTCATAAATAGCATCATCATGCCTTTGTATTGCGTCGCTTTATCCGCGACAAATTCCTCGTGGCTGCTATATTCCTGAAAACGCGTCTCCAAAAAATCGCATTCATTCAAATCACACACTTCCATTTGGAGCTGCATTTGCACCCAGTATTCCATCTTGGGGAGACCGGTGATTTCGCGATTCACAATATTTTTTACTTCCAGCATGCGGCCGTAGCGCGTAGATGTCTCCGCCGTCACAATTCCGTCGGGGGAGGCAGCCAGAAATTTCAAGTTCTTGTGCGGAATACAGCCAAAATCACTGACCGGTGCCGCATAAATCTGTTCATATAGCGCAACCGAGACCGGTTCGTATTTCTGTCCCCAATGCATCGGCGAATCCAAGGAGCCAGTGCCTTTGTATTTTTCCGCATTTAACGGCTGGCATTTTTCGTAAATCAGTTGATTGCGGGTGCTGTCGCTAATAAACACTTTCCAGATGTTGCTGGCGGTCAAATGGTTGTACCGGAATTCGTACCATTCTGGCGTGCGCTGCTCGGGTTGCGGCACGCCCTGTAAGTACGCTATTTTCTTTCGCATTCTTATCCCCGGTTTTTTTCGCCGAACAAATGTTAGGCCGCTGGACCGCGGAGGCGCAATATGTTTGTAAAAGAGCGAGAGACCGCGCTCCACTTCGAGAGCCACCAACGGCGCCGCGTCCAGCTCGGCTTCCTGTAAGGTTGCGGTTATGAATTGACTGATGTCTTTGACCACGCTTGCGTGAAACGTGGGCTGGATATATTGCTGTATATTTAAATGTATATAGGCGTCAATTAAAAGGCAAATCGATTCAAATAAATCATTTCTGTCTGCGGTTAACATGTCTGCGGTTAACATGTCTGCTGTTAACATGTCTGCGTCATACATTGTCTGCGGTACTTATATAGTAAATATAAATATTTATATCAATTTTATATTTATACATTGGTCGGCGTGGTAGCCTTCTTGCCCTTGCCGAGCGATTTTAATGTGGATACGCGTTTTTCTGCCCGTTTCAAGGTGAATTTTCGCGTGGCAATATTAAAATGCAAGGTCGGGATGGCAATAATTTTGCCGGTGGTTTTGTCGCATTGCACATCCTTGACATGTTGTAATTTCTTCTTATCCAAGCTATCAATAAGGTAATGCTTCAGGGTCGAAATATCGGTCGGCGAGAGATTGTGTTCCACCGTTATATCGTCCACATAGGTATTCAATAATCGAATTTTACTGGTTTTGTCCATTTTATTCCACGATTCTGTTTTATTATTGATGGATTCTTTTTCTAGGAAATTATTGATGGTGGCCACTTTGGTTGTTTCATAATTATTGTCAAAACTATTTAAAAAAACACCCTTATATTTAATGTTTAAATCAACTTCAGATGTCATCCTATATAGTATTATAAAAAAATAAGTTTAACTTGTTTTACGATAACATATTAAACAACCTTTGAGAAAGGTTGCGCCAAACAGCACTTTTTTAAAAAGTGCTTTGTGGAACTTTTGGAGAAGTGCGGAGGAACCGATACCAATACACCAGAAAGAAAAATGTCAAATAACCTATAGCAATAAAATAGGATACGGTAACGCGATTCTGACTCGTTGATTCAATGCCAAGGGTTTCAATGAAAGGGTCCGCAATCGTAAATTCATCGCCACACAAGCGATGTTCCAACATCGTCAAGAGACAGCCGTTGGCGAGAAAAAATAAACAAAAGACGCACAACAAACTTAAGGCGGCGAGAGATACAACTATTTGCGACGCATAAAATAAAAGAATAAGTACAACAAAGGGTAAACTTACATGGTATGAACGAACAGTCATGCCCAGTGTTTTTTTCGAGATACGCGACGTTTCGCACAATTGTTCCAAATAATCAATGATTTTGGTTTTTTGTTCCCGATTTAGCATATATATGTGATATGCTAAATATTAGAAAAAATAAACCCATATAATTCTAATAATGCAAGCATTCATAAATGGACAAGAAAAAAAAATAATAGATTATGTCGTTAAAATGGTGGATAAGACCGAAAAGAAGAAAGGCCGGAAAAAAAAGCGAGCGAAGAAATCCAAGCTCTTTTCTGTCGATACCCAGGTGCAAGTAAATGCGATATACAAAAGTGTGAAACAAAATTATATATTTTACATTACGCTCCTGCTCTGTTTTTATGCTTTTACCAGATGCGAGAAGCAGAGTAATTTTTTCCTAGCCGTTTTCTCGATGGCTTTCATAACCTTTTATGGCTATTTTGTGCATATGTTGTCGCACTACATGGACACCAAGATTTCGGACTTGTACAAAACCTATGACAATATATTTACCCGCAATACCTATTTAAATTGGCTCGCCACTAAGATAATTGATTTTGGCGAATTTCATGCGAAAACCCATCACGACAGTGAGATTAATAAAACGTGGGAAAACATTGCGCTAGAATTCATTAATAATGTGGTAAGCCAAGGTGGGCTGATTATTATGGTGAAATTGTTTCTCTCTGTAATTGACAACCGGGTTATCTTGCTTTGGGCGTTTTTTTATGCGACGGTTCATAATATTAATTATTCACTTGAATCGCCATTGACCCACCGCCAACACCATCTAAATGCGAAAACGAATTACGGGATTGATATTTGGGATATTATCGTGGGCAGCAAATATGACTGGGAGACGATTGAAACCCATAATCACACGGCCCTGAATTTGCTCGGCATTACGGCTGTTATCGTATTTGTCTCGAATAAATTGAAACACTATATATAAATGCGCGCATGTAAAATAACAGGAAAACATAATATTGACAAAATAAATGCGATAGGTGATGAAACCTATCGGGCAGTGCGCAAACACATGAATACTTTAGCGGAGGCGGCAAGCGCACACCCGTTTCAATTGGCGATGCTGCGGAATTTGTATGTTATTGGACCGGATTACGTGAGCGAACATACATCTCTCTTTTTAAGTGAAATCAATCATAAAATTCAAGGATACAAAGGTCAAGATATGCGAAAAGACATACAGACTGGACTAATTAATCAGGAACAAGTCTTGGAAAAATTAGTGGGCAGCCAATTGACCTGCTGCTATTGCGCGAAGCCTATACTGGTGCTGTATAAGAATGTGCGCGACCCACAGCAATGGACGCTGGACCGTATTGATAATGCCTTGGGGCATACGTGTGAGAATACCTGTATTGCCTGCTTGAAATGTAATTTACAACGACGCGTCATGAATGCTGAGAAATTCTCGTTTACAAAGAAATTAAAGATTCAAAAGGTATAGTATATATGCAAGCGTCAGTACAAGAACTCGTTTGGCGTAAAGGCGAAGAGAGATGTGAGCGGTCGTATAAGCAAGCGGAGCAGAGGCAAGCGGAGCGGGTCCAAGCGGAACCGAGGCAAGTTGAGCAGAGGCAAGCGGAGCAGGTCCAAGTTGAGCGGGTCCAAGCGCCGGACGGCTTTCGCCAGGTCAGCACAAAACGCGAAGAAGCCAACGCGAAAATAAACGAACGCTATTTAGTCGGGCAAGCGACACAAAATCCTTTTATGTCCGCAAACAATTATGCGAACGATATTGAAACTCAAATGAATTTCCTCACACCCCAAAAAAGTTAAATATTTCGGAATAATAAAGACTTAAATATTTAATTTCTAATACTTTCAAATGACCCAAGCTTATTCCTCACAAAATACTTTACTCTTGAATAATTTAATAACCTATTACCAAGGAAATGACAATCTCGACCGCATGCTAAAGATTATTAATGGCGACGTCAATATTTCGTTGCGTATTGTCGACTGGTTTACGACCAATTATGCGAAAAAATATTATACAGTCTACGATTTACAAAATGGCAAACGGTTCAAAGCGTATTTGGACTACAAGCTGAAGCTGCGCTCATACAGCAAAAAACGTTTTGACCCCTTTTGCCGTTGGGACCGAATCAGCATACCGTATAAAAACGATACCCATCTTCAGACCACTATCGGTCAACTCAATTTTTTCAAGTGGGCATTTGAGAACGATGTCATTAAATATATTGAGACCAATTATGATGCCATTGAGAAGGACATGAATAGTCGAAATAGCACGTCCAAGCGGAAGCAGGTGGCCGCGTCCGGCACGCAAAAAATACGCAAACAGAGAGAAGAACTCTCCATATCAGCTGCCAAATCGATTAAAAAAGAAGATGTACAGATTGTGATACAGTTTAATTGATAAATTATTTCATATACTCTATAATCAAGGAGATATTTTGCTCGCTCGCTCGGGCGAGCAAAATATATAGGGAATTATCGCTTCCGCTTTTAAAAGCAATAGCGATAAGTTTACTTTTGTTTTTAAAAACAAAAGTAAACTGCTTAAAGACAATTGTTTATAATAAATTATAAAGATGGAACTAAATATCGTCGAGCTCATTGAGAAAAACCCAATCACAAAATTATCAAGTGATTATAATGTCAAAATGTTGACGAAAATAAAGGAACAATTCACCGATTTTGAACAACAAATGTTTTTATCCAGTTTTTATTGTTATTTAAATCATCACCCGACGAATGATTTTGTTATTGATTTGGATAACGTATGGGAATGGATGGGGTTTAGTCAGAAAATAAGGGCAAAAAATTTATTAGAAAAATGTTTTGTCATTGAGAAAGATTATACAAAAACGCTTTTGTTGCAACAAAAGCAAAAACAAGGCAGTGGTGGTCATAATTTACAAAAAATTATGTTAAATGTGAAAACATTTAAAACGATGTGTTTGAAAGCTGACACGAAAAAAGCAGACGAAATTCACGAGTATTTTTTAAAAATGGAAACAATCATACAAGAGGTTATTAATGAAGAGACAAATGAATTGAAAAAACAACTCACCATTCAAACCAAGCAATTACAAAACGTCGAGAAAGACAAAGAATTCTTAAAAGAAAAAACACTCATCGAACAATTTCCCGTCAATACCCAGTGTATTTATATTGGCAAGGTGGACAACAAAACGCTCGGCATCCCCGGTCATAAAATGTACCATGAAACAGTTATTAAATTCGGGCAAACCAATGACCTTCAACAGCGCGTAGGCTGCCATAAGAAAACCTACGAGAATTTTATTTTGTATGCGGCGTTCAAGGTCAAGAACAAAATCGAGATTGAGAATCACATTAAAAAACATCCCGTTTTGAAAAAACGACTACGCAGCATTACTACCAGCGATACTATTTCTCATCGCGAATTGTTGGCGCTGGATGACGGCGATTTCACTTTAGAAAAGGTGGAAGGCTTTATTAAAGATATCATCAAACATAACGAATACAATATCGAGAATTATAATTTATTGTTGGCAAAAAATGCTGCGCTCGAAGAAGAAGTTCAGCAATTGAAAACAACCAATGCGGAGAAGGAGAAAAAAATTATCGACCTGTCAAAAAAATTGGAAAACTATATGGGTACGAATTTGGACGATATAACCGTCACGGCAAAAAGTAAGATTGCCAGTAATTATACCTTGTGTAAATTTTCTTATATTTTATATGTCTTTCAATACGAAGAGATGCGCTTTATTTGTTCAATTACCCGGCAAAAGGATTTTGAGAATATACACACGAATTTGAAACTTTTGCATCCAACCGGTGAAATGAAATACAAAGCCGAGGTAAAATTCCCTTTTTCAGAAAAGAATATGATGTTTTTATTAAAACAAACCATGACCCTCATGGGCAATAACCGGTTCGAGGGCTCTTTTGAAAATGTCAAATTAATCGTGGATATTGCGGTAGCTTTAGAAAATTTAATGACCGAAAAAGCTACCGACCTCGAGAAATTATTAAGTATTGTTAAAAATGTATCCACAAACCAACCAACAGAACATATCGACCCCGAAGCTCCGCAAGTAAAAAAAGCGAAACGTTCTATCGACCAAATTAATAAAGACACGGGTGAAATTATGAAGACCTATGAAAGCATTGAAGCAGCTGGACGAGCACTCGGATTAACGACCGGCACCGCCATTGGCATTGCTTTGAGAGAGAAACGCGTTTGCCAGGGATTCCTCTGGCGCTACTCGGGCGTAAGCAAAGAAGACCAATATAAAGCACAAGCGGTTTTTAAGGTTTGTTGTTCAACGGGCTTAAAAACCGCATTTCCCACAATTGCGGCTGCGGCACGAGATGTCAATATATCGGCACCGGCTTTAAGGCAACGTATTCTGACTCATGTGCATTTGGGCGACCATCATTGGGTTTTTGATAAATAGCACTTTTGGAAAAGTGCCGCAAAACCGCACTTTTGGAAAAGTGCCGCAAAACCTTTTCGTACAACCTTTTTCAAATATTACGCCCGAGGGTTTTGCCACACTTTTTACACCTTCGCACATTTAAAACGCCGATTTTATAATTAAATAAAAAATTGATTTATTATAATTTTAAACTATAACAAATAAACAAAGTAAAATGATTTCAATCAATGGAAAAAAGGTCAATAAAGATATAAAAATTTTAAATTTATCTTTCAGTATTTTAACCCATTTGCCAATAGAAGAGATATGTCAAATAACACAATTAACTAC